AATTGCAAAACCCCAACTCCCAATTTCGCACAGGAAACTATAATAGATTTGAAAATGCAGCAGTGTATAATAAAAGCAATCTTCAAAACCCATCGCATCAATATTCGCAATACTGTGATGTAATGAGTTATTCTGATTTATTAGCCTACAGATGCTTGAAAAATTCGCCACATAAATTAAGAGAAGTTCTTTATGACGCCGATATAAAATATACAGGCGATGCCGTATTCCTATATAATGATATTAGTCTTTTTAGCTATGTGTTATCAAAAATACAAGCTGAAAGAGCTAAGCTTAGCGATAAAATAATAGGCCCTGTATATGTATGTATATCGCAAGCTCCCTATTTAAAATATAAAAATGATAATAGAAGTGGCGGTATAGAGAAAACTTTGGATGCCCGCATTGATATATTAAATAACCGAAATCCCTATTATTATGAACAAATAAATGCGGAAGGTGTTCAAAGTTTTGTAACAAATACAAGCGATCACAATGAAGTCAATCGCGCAAATACTGATATTACTGACTCTAAAATTATTGCATCATCATTATACTGCCAAATAATAATTATATTCCCATTATACAAGCAAGGCCAAGGTATGGAACTTAAAACGACTAATAAGCTGAGACAAACAGAGCTTATATCTACATTTTTAGATACTACAATGTCGCCTCATTATAGCGATAATGAATTATGTAATATAAAATGCAATAAATCGCTAACACTTAATTGCGGATGCTTATCTTATAACTCCTCTTCTCCTCCAGCTACTATAAATACAAACTTTAAAACCCCTTTGCCGAAATTTGATTTACCCAATTATACTGCAAAATGTATTGATCATACAACCACGCCCAATAATATGGATGCTGCATTTACTATGATGTATTATGTTAATCCATTCTCAGATAAATACGGAGGTGATGACGATGGTGATAAAAATATGATACAAGAGCCTTCATAATTCATAAATTCATAAATTCATAAATTCATAAATTCATAAATCATTAATTTGTTCTTTTTTTACCATCAAAATTAAAAAATTGATATCTATCTTAGTATTTAATAAGCAAAGCAATAGCAAAGCTACAGCAAAGCAATAGCAAAATACAATGACAAACGAAATGACAAATATATTGGTATGCGTGCTATTTATGTTTTATATGGCTAAGTATATTCTTGAATTTATTATGACAAATGACATAATGGTTCTAAATATGATAGATAGATATATGGCTATACACAAACAGCATAACCGGATGGAAATCTTAGATAATAACTACTTAAGATATTAGATGCATAACGAGAATATTGTCTTATGGCACAAGAAAATTATAAAAATTAATTATTATATTTGAATTCATTAGCTTTAGCCGCTTTAGCCGCTTTAGCCGCTTTAGCCGCTTTAGCCGCTTTTAGCTTTTGTATTATCATCTTCGTCATCGTCATCATCATCAACAAATTTATATTTTTTTATTCCAATTTCTATTGGAAGCATCTTATATTCTTCAACTGTTTCCCAGAATGCATTGATTTTTGGAATAATATTAATCCATTCATTTGCATTAAATATTACGCGCTGGATTATCATTTCATCCAATTTCCAATATGTATATTTGCTAAACTTTAAAGTGCCGTTAGCGCCGTTAGTAGCGCAGCTATATTCATTAATATAATTATTGCGATTATTCTTAATCTCTTCCAAGCATTCCTTAGGGGTTTGATTAGGTTCGCTATAATAATATACATATTCGCCCTTAGAATTATAAAACTCCGCAATGACACCGTGTTTGATTGTATTATCCAATTCTAAGTAATCTTCCTCATCCTCTATAGATTTAAAAATACATTCTATGTAATCACATTCCTTTAGCTTGCAAACCGCCAGCTGTCCCTGAATTTGCATCCTGTATTTATCCGGTATTATGCCATCCATAATTTTCCGCGAATATGGACATTTAATCTCAAGCATTATTCCAAGTTCATTAATACCATCCGGAGATGCACCAAAATGCTTATTATCCGTATCGCATATTAACCCGAAATCGTGAATTACGATTTTATTCATCTTATGCGAATAGCATCGTGTCGCCATCGGTTCAAACATTGTCCCCCATTTCAACGCCGGAATAGCATTGTAATTAATGTTATCAATTACAATATTAGCTTTCTTCTTCGCCAATCTAATGCTAACATTGCCGCCTTTAACAGCATCATAAAGGTCGCTCGCCGTAAGCCGCGTCTTCCTTGCTTCAAACCATTCAACCGTCCTCTGCTTCATTAGCGGTAATTGAAGTAATACCTTCAATTCGCTCCGATATTGTTTAATAGCGGCGACACGCTTATTAACCACATCATATGTATAGATCTTGTCTCTGTTATCCGTTATGTTATTCTTGTTATGTATTTTAGAATTATTATTTAATACATTATATACTTCAAGAGATACCTCGTCGGTGTTAAATTCGGCCGCGTCAATAATATCAGGGATGTATGCTAAAAGACATAGGTCAATCTTTTGATTAATATCTGTCAAAGACATATATGTATTATAATACAATTTATATTTATATGCTTTCACGGCCTTCGCGACATTCTTACTAATGCGGTGCAGAATTAGACAGCTCATCCTCGCATTTCTTTTTGTATGCCTTTGAATTCTTGAGTTTTTTGTCAAATGCAGCATTTATTTGGCCGATAAGCTTCCTACTATTAAAGTCTAAGTCTAAGACAGTAGGATCAGTAGTCAATTTTTTGTTTTTCTTAGAGTTGCTTGCATTGCTTGCATTGCTTACCTTACCTTCATATATCTCCATTAGCTCCTTAGTTTTATTATCAATTAGCAAATCAAAAGTATAGGTATCCATTGTCTTACTTTGATATAATATATATATATATATATTACTGCATTATATATTTATATATACATCATTTTTTAGTATATGTTATATTCCTAATATTTATTTGATTTTCAAAGATATCAATATATTGACTGGAGTCGTTCCCAAATGCTCTGGATATTCCCGTATCAGTATACCATATGCAATTGTTTATCAGTTTTACACCATCAACCACAGTATGTCCTACGAACATATAGACGCATCCCAGTTTTCTCAGTAATGCTTCTATATCGCCTTGAACATTTAAATCTCTCGTCCATAAAATACCATCATTATCCAGAATTATCTTGTCAAATATCTCCTTGTCTTCTAAGAAAACTGCATTGCTTTTAATAAAGTTCTTCCAAATTGTATTGATATATGAGACATCCTTATTGTATTTTCCAAGTATATTTAAATGATCCAATGTTAATCCTGCGTGGCAGAATAATAGCTGCCCTATTTTAACCACAAGAGGACGCTGTCCTAATATTGCAGATAGTGTGCCACCCGGCTTAAATAATTCGCGGCGCTTATAGTTATCATCATTTAAACTCTTTGGAGATACATAAGAATAATTCCCAATAATATTCATTAATTCGTGGTTTCCTATTAAAGATATTACGCGACCGCCCTTAGACATCGCTATTTTATTCAACAAATTAGTAAAATATATCATCTCTACATCAGGTAACACTTCCCATTCTTCAAGCGACTGGTCGCGATTAATACTATCAACTTGGTCGCCCATTTGTATAACTATGGTATCTTTCGGCTCTGCGATCCATTCAATGTTTTTATTAATTACTTTGGCGTCTATCAATATATCCTTAAATCGTCTTATATCTCCGTGTATATCGCCGACTATTACTATTCTATTATTGTATTCATATTCATATATAATATCCTCATTAATCATATTATGCTATATTATGCTATACATAATTTTATATATAATTTTTTTATAATATATATTACATAATACATAAAAAATTGATTTTATAGTATAGCATAATATATATTTATAAACAATATAATGGAACATATGGATCTTTCAAAAATGAATAAAAAAGACTTATTAGAGAAATGCAAAGAACTTGGAATTACAACGGGTAGTTCAATAAAATTAACACCTAATATATCTAATATTAACATTGAAACAAATGGAGAAAATAATTCAATAATACCTATACCAAATTCAGATTGTAAAATTGTTAATTATATTGATTTATGCTGCGGGATTGGAGGATTTAGAGTAGCATTAGAAAATTTTCAACAAAAAAACACAAACATTAAGTTTCATTGTGTATTGTCTGCAGATATCAAAGATGATGCTATAAAAACATATAACTTGAACTTCAATGAAAATAATAAAAAATTAAATATTTTGGAAATTAATGAGATAGATAGTTTTGATTTATTATGTGCTGGTTTTCCGTGCCAGCCTTTCAGTTCTGCAGGAAATAAAAAGGGGTTTGACGATGATAGAGGTGGGATAATATTCAAAATTATAGATATATGTAAAAAATATAAACCAAAGACTGTAATTCTTGAAAATGTGTCAAACTTAATTATTCTTGAAAATGGGAAACCTCTAAAAAGAATATGCGATGAGTTTAATAAAATTGATTATTTTGTAAGTTATAAAAAATTAAACGCAACCGATTTTGGTGTTCCTCAAAATAGAGAAAGAGTGTTTATTGTATGTTCTTTGGAAAAATATATTGATTTAGATAAAATTAAGTATGGTAATCAAGAGAATACATTAAATAGTATCATAGATTACGCAGCCAAATATACTGACATAGAATGTAATTTTGCGAACAAGATAATGGAATTACATTCACAAACCCCTTTATTTGGTTATAAAATGCAAGATAAACGCGGAGGACAAAACAATATTCATTCGTGGGATATTGGTGTTAATGGAACTTTAACAATAAGCGAGCGATATTTAATGAAAAAGATTATGACTGAAAGAAGAAAAAAACATTGGGCAGAAAAAAAGAATATTGTATGGATGGATGGTATGCCTCTTACATTAAATGAAATTGCTACATTTATGGATGATACAAACTTAACGCAAATGTTAGATAATTTGGTTGCAAAAAAATATTTGAGATTAGAAAAACCAAAAAATCTAATTTCAGGAAAAAGAGTATATGACGAAACAGGTGAATTAGGTTATAATATTTGCAAAGGTAAGTTAAGTTTCCCAATAACAAACATATTGCATCCAAATGCTACTTCCCCTACATTAACGGCAACAGATAGTAATAAATTGGCAGTAATTATAGATAATACATTTATCCGAAAATTAAATGATAATGAATTAAAATTATTATGCGGGTTTCCTTTGTCATATAAATTACCGAGTGATGTAGACAAATATGATTTATTTGGTAATATGGTAATTCCTAATGTAGTTGAAGGTGTCCTAAAATGTATATTTTAGCTGTAAACTTTCAAATTGGTTAGTTATAGTAGCGATTTTGTTTATTTTATCTTCAATATGCGGGCAAAGATTTATACACTCAATAATTTTATAAATAAATAATTCTGGGGTTTTTGCTGAACAATACCATTTTTTAACACTTTCAGGTCTAATATTATACCAGATGTTCTTTTTAATTTGCATAGTTATAGGAGTTTTGCCCGAATAACCTACTAAATTATATACATTAAGATAATGAAACTTAACAATTTTAATTTTTTCATTACTAATTGTATATTCAAATACTAAATATTTTGTTTTGAAAAGTTTTTTATATACACCGCCTTCTTCACATAACATATTTACATAACTGGTGAAATTTCCTATATCAAATCCAGGGTTTTTCATAAATACCTTCTGTTCAAACTCAAAATGTTTATTTATTCCATAGTAATCAGGTGATGCTTGTTTTGGTCCTTCTTCAAAGTCATCTAAGTTATATTTAATGATAGGATAAAATACATCTTCCAATATATCTCCTACTGCATTACAATTACAAATAGGAATACTTTTTCCCATAAATGAAACAGTTAATGATAACTCTTGATCTTCAAAAGATTTACATACAGTGATTAGTTTTTCATTATTTGGGTATTGTTGAATTTTTTCCAATTTTGAAAGGTTGGCAAGGCTATTACTATCACTCATCTTGTAATAATGTAATACCTAAACAAATAGGTATTACTATTCATTTTTTTTTATAAATAAGAAATATCAATACAAATATATATTATATAAAAACTAAATTATATTTATAAATAAATATGATTAAACTTAATATATATGTTGTATATACTGAAGAATTAGAAAATAGGCGCACTACAATCAACAGCTCTGTATCTTTAATCAAAGATATCTGTGCTCAAAAAAATATAGAGGCAAAAATAAATGTTATTTCAGAGCCAGGAAAAGAACACATTAATAAATATATAGCAACCTTCAATACTCGCGTCAATTATGATAAGTTTGCAGGCGATAACATATATAATGAGCTCATAACGCCTCTAAATGTATGCCAAATATCTAACTTTGAAAAGCATAGATACATATATAAATTAATTTTAGAGAATACCAAGGAAAGCGAAGCCAATGAACTTCATTTAATAATTGAAGACGATATTATTGTTTTGAAGGATTATATTGCTAATATTACTGAGCTTATTGATGATTTGGCAAATACAGCGAAAGAAGCAGCTGAAGCAGCAGAAGCAGCAGAAGCAGCCTGGGATATTTTATTTACCTGCTTAAATGTCGTTAATAATCCAGCAAAGTATATAAATATCAATGAATTATATAATATTATCATATCCAAATCGTGCTATATTATTAGAAATAGGGAAATGTGCGCTAAGCTATACGAGGCGACAAATACATTTAAATTAAATATAAAACTAACATTATCAAAGTTTCTAAAAGATAATAATTACATCGCAAAATCATATAATAAGATCACTTTTATTGAGGGTTCTAAGCTGGGATTATATACATCTGCAGTAAATCCTAATAATTATCTGTTTTTAAACAACAATTACATCGCTCTCAAGCAATTATCGGAAAAGAAGGATTTAACTGAAGATGATATCAAAAAAGCCGAACAGATATTTAGCGATTCACAAAATATACAATCAATAGACATACAAAGTATGATGGGTATTATCTATTTTAATTACAAAAATTATAAGAAGGCTAAGGAATATATGACAACATCTTTAAATAATTTAAAGAAATGTAAAGGATATTCTATTATGAAAAATAATGAGATTTTAAGTAATACTATAAATATATATAAATATGATCAAGATTTGCTTGCCGAATGTATAGTAGCAAAATCTAAATATTCATAGCCCAGGACTGCTTATAAATCTGCAAGCTTCTCGTGAGCATCATTTATTTTTGCATTTAATTGAGAAATAACATTAATTACATTATCAAACTTTACGAGAAGATCAGCGACTTCAGCCTTAGTAGCGAGAGTAGCAAGCTCATCCTTGGTAGCAAGAGTAGCAAGCTCATCCTTGGTAGCAAGAGTAGCAAGCTCATCCTTGGTAGCGAGAGTAGCGACTTCCGCCTTGGTAGCGAGATCATCAAGAGTTGATACTGCTGTTGCAGCGGTAGCAGCATCAACTTCCTCCTTAGCAGCGACAGCAGCAAGATCTGTAGATAATTGGCTAATAGCCGATGAATTTGCTGAACATTCCTTTAATAGATCATCAAAATCCGCTTTAACCTTTTTTAACTCATCTGCGACCGCTGTGACAGCTGTAGTATCTACAGTAGCAGCAGCAGTTAGACCAAGTGGAGAGATAGTGATACCTTCATCAGTAGTTTTAGGGGAGCTTTCCATAAGGGCTACTCTTTCTTCAAGTTCGCGAAGCTTATTGTATATAGGGGCATATGACATTATTAATTATTCTTAATATAATATAATATAATTATTATATTGAAATTTACTACGCAGCAAATATATAAAAAATGATTATATATCTATTATATAGAATAAATAAAGGAAAAGGATATGATTATACCGATTAGATGTTTCACTTGCGGGAAAGTAATGGCAGATATTGCAGATTTTTATGAAAAAGAGAAGAGTAAGATTGACGAACCAGACAAGGTTGATGAAGTCTATAAAAACTTTGAAAAGATCCACACAGGTCATATTTTGGATAAGTTAGGGTTAAAAAGATATTGCTGCAGGCGCAATCTAATATCAAATATAGATATGATGGACATTATTTAATAATAAATATATTATATACGATTAAGAAACGATTAAGTGTATATTATAAATGAGCGATGAAGCGGGCACACGGGGTATCACTAAGGAAACCGACATTGAAAAATACATAGAGAAGCAGATAGAATTAAAGTTAAATAGCTTGCTGGAAACATTACCTGACAAGATACCTAAAGACCTGCAAATAAAGCCGATATATAACTTGACTATTAAGGAGCTTTATAAAAATACACTGCAGACATTAATAGATATTATTAATGATATTGTTGATGCTTATAGTAAGAAAGATTATATCAATAATAATTACATTTACATATTATATAATATTTTTACAAAGGATAACAGGAAGATTTATGTTGGTATTATGATATTAATATTATCCTTTATTATTTATTTTATTGACGGAGCATCGGCATAGATTTATTTTTTTATTTAAATATTTAATAATAGTAATATTATGATGTATAATGAGTTATTGAATAGATATTCATATATTATTATTATATTAGCGATATTCTACTATATTCTAAGCAAAAATAAGTCATCTATATTATTATCTATAATCCTAATTATCATAGCATTCTATTATATTAATAACTATATAAAGGAAAATGACTCTAAATACAAGACGGATACCAAAAAGAAGGAAGATAAGATACTTAGTGAAGTGAAAGATATCGTGGAATTATCTACGGATAACTTTTACATTAGCAGAAACAACAAGGATGTCAAGTTTTTAATAAAAAACAAGGAGTTTATGGACATATTATTCAACATCCGGTTTATAAAGAAGTTTGATAAAACGAGGTATTCTAATATGATCATTAATATGGACAAGGTAATGAAAATTTATATGTATATACTTGCAGACCGATATGATATTAATACATACCTGCCGATATTTACAGATATTAAAAATAATGTTTTAGAAATATTTTATTCCTTGATATTTGTCGTCCCTAATAAATTCAAGCATCTTTATGGGTTTGACCCGCAAGTTGAAATAGACAAATCATTGGGCGATTTTCGCACTAAAATCAAAGATATGCTAACTGTTATTACTAATTACGCCAAAATTGGCAAGAAGAATGTATATATAAACAATCATAAATATATGCCTTATGAGAAAAATAAAGAACACTACTTGCCTTAATGCCTTCTACTTCTTGGGCTTTTTAGGGCTTTTCGCTTTCGCTGCTTTAGCGGGGCTTTTCGCTTTCGCTGCTTTAGCGGGGCTTTTCGCTTTAGCTGCTTTAGCGGGCTTCACGGGCTTCAAGCTAACTCCCTTCTTATATTTGCTATACAATGTAGGAATTATTATATGAATTGTGCTATATATATGAGTTATATTTTTAACCCCTTTCTTGCAAGTAAAGCATCCACCTGTCATAGCTGGGTCGCCAGCTCCAGTCCCTGGTTCAGCCGCTTCAGCCGCTTTAGCTTCGCCACTATTAGGATAGCCTGGTTCAGCCCCTGGTTCAGCTTCAGCCGCTTTAGCTTCGCCACTATTAGGATAACTGATATCATTCATATCTTCGCCTTCGCCTCCGCCTCCATATACACGATTACTACGACGCTTACGATAACGGACACCGCCTGTTAAACCGCATCCACAACCGCCTGCTGTCATTAAACCGCTTGCGCTCATTTTCTTTGTTTTACGACCACCTCTAATAGTAGAGAGATATAAAAAATCTATAGGGGAACTATTTTTACAATCTCTTGAATTTATATTAACCCCCGAATCTAACGCGCTTCTATATTCATCCACTTTGTCATTTGAATAATCCAAGCCTTTAAACTCTCTTTCGGGAACTGCCGGAATAAAGTCTCTTTCAGGAACTGCCGGAACTGCTGACATTACTTTACTTTTACTATAATAAAAATATTATAATATACATTCATATATACATATATATTTTATTTGCTCAAATCAATATAATTGAGTAATACATCAAAACGCGATCTCAATTCATTGATTTCCTCTTGCAATGTCATTATTTTACTTAGATCAACATAATTTATCAACACATTTATTTTTTCATTTAATTCTGTTATTTCTTCCTGCTGTGTTAGTATTTTACGGTGCAGCTCTTGAACCGCGCAAACATTTAAAGTATTAATATACTCTTTATTAAGCGCGTGAAAGTCATTCACTTCAGTCCCATATACGAATATTTTATCATTGTAATATTTAATATTTTTTATTTTGATTGAAATGGTATTTAATATTTTAATCGCTTCAATCACTTCAACAATTATCATATTATCTCGCATATCATAGCATTTAATTCGGGTAGCCTTGGTTATGTTTAAAGAACTATTTCCTGCTGGCAAAGTTATTATATTTTCAGCGATATTATAATCGGCTACAGAAAATATATTTGGTATGAACTCGGTTTGTATTTTAACAGCATCTGGTATTACTTCCTTAATTTGCTGCGCTATAAACCCATATATTTCAGTGCCAGCCGATGAGCCTCTTGCTTGCAAATCTATATAATTGTATTTTTTTGGCTGTATATTTAATATCATCTGTAGCGCGCTATCATCTTGTAAATCCCTAATATTCGTTTTAATTCGCTCATCACTACTTGATATAACATTGCCTGAAGTCCAGATACTTGAATTGAATTTAGCGCATATATTACTATTCACTATGTTTGTAGCTATTAAAATTTCAGGGCTATTTGAAGTATGAAAGCCGTATGTATTTGCAAGTTCGTTCAAAGTCTCGCCAGTTATCCCTGTTCCCGATGCGACTTCAAATTTATAATTATTAGGCTCAATGCCTATCCCGACACTCCCTGAATTGAAATAAACATTACTTGTCGCCCTCGTCCATAACAAAGAGCCGCTTTGATTTGCGAGATTTTTAACAAAGTCTATAATGTTATTGCTTGATGTAGCAACATAATTTGATGTTTCGCCAATAAACATTGGTAATACCTTTTTATCTATCTTTGCCAAAACTCTTAGAAGTAGCGCGCCGTTTTTGCCATTTTCCCCTGTATTACCTCCACTCCCGCTATTAGCTGAATTATAACCAATGCTTGAAACGCCTTTTTCATTAGTTCCAAGCCTCATTCCTGCTCCACCGGAAGCAATATATACATTGCCGCCATTTAGTTCCCCTATTTCGCTATTAAATAAATTAAAGTCATTCTTAAAATTTATGGTGCTATTAAAATTAAAGTATTTATCAGTATCCACATTGATATTATTTATATTTAACCCATACAAACCTGCGCCACCCGCTATGCTAACGCCCGCAGACCCCGCGCCTCCCCCGCCATATTCTCCGCCAATAAAACCGTATGAATATACATTGTTGGTATTGCCGAGAAATGCCCTTAAACCGCTTGAATTATTGAAATTTGTAATAGCACCATAATCACCTGAACCGCTGCCGCCATCAATATGTATAAGATTATTTGAAGATTTTGTAATAATTGTTAGAATATTTGAAGTAAAAGTTTCAGGTATCATTGTCTGTCTCGCAGGAGAGTAATATGAATAGTTGCAAGTAAAGACAACAATATTAGAAAACTTATAATCAAATATATAGTTTGATATAGCTCCGCCTCCGTCTGCAATTAAATTTTCAAAAGTTGTATCACTTCCTTTGAGAGCAAACTGATAATTACTCATATTAGAATAATAACCGCAGCCACCACGACCTACATTAATAGTTTTAAGACCGCTCGCAATATAGGCGTCATTGGCATATACTAATTTACCTGCTCCGCCGCCATAATTAGAACTACCGCCGCCACCGCCTCCATATGCCATAATATCACAGATAGTTGAGGTATCTTTGAAATCCACGAGATATTTGGTATAGTAATTGGCATTATAAACTTCCTTCTTTTCGTCGTCTTGCAAAGCATAATTATATATTTTAAAATCTGATATGCAAAAATTATAATCAGATGTATTTGCTGCAGATGATATGGTATTTTTAACATAATTAGCAAAACCGAGCAAATATAAATAATTGTTAGTAATATTAAGATTTGCCTTTTGAACGCCATTTATATATACAATAACTTCAAATACATTGCTTACATTATCCAGCCTTTCAATAGACCATAATATGTGATACCAATATGTAGTGTATATATTTGGGATACTAATAACAGGAACTTTGTCTTTGTCTATGAAAAATGTTAAGGTATTGTTAGCGTAATTCATATTTAATTTACGCAAATTACCTGAATTATCATTGCTGAATTCTATGATTACTAACTCATCTGTGTAAATATTAACCTTTAACCAGAAGCCGATTGTCATAGCCCAATAATTGTATGCTTTGAATATGCTGTTAATATCAAAGTTTATTTCAAATTTACAAAAAGTAGGCGTTTCTGTTATACAGTTTAGCTCTATATATGTGGTATTAAGTGGCGTAAATTCCATATTAATCTCTTCTATACCCGGTTTTATCGTGATGTCTCCGTGCAATTCTAAGCGTGTTAGGGAATTTGCTAAATATCCCTGGTATCCGCTATTCTTTATTATAGTAATCCCATTATTGATTACTTTGTTATCATTTGTAAATTTATACCAAATAGGCAATATTAGGCTTCCTGCATTTGCTCTGTCAAATGTAGTTCCAATAGTTGAATTATATACAAACTTGCATACCTTGTAATCTGTATTTTGCACTTGAGCAAATGTTAGAGATGTATTGTTTATTGTTGGTAAAACCGTATAGATAATCTCGGGTATTACACTTATAATGCCGTTATTATTAATATAAAGACCAGTGCCAACCTGGACGCCGCCAAGCGTAGTTGTAGTAGCAGGAAAAATAACATTATTCGCCTGCTCAGTCTTTATTATATGTATTAGCGTATTACTTGTTGATAATACATAATTGCTAACATTTAGATTTGTCTCTATTATATTAGATGTTATGCTTTGAGCGAGGGTATCTGTATTATTATAAATTAGGGTTGACAATTTATTAGAAGTGCTTCTTACATAATTGCTTGTATCGCTAAGAAAATCTCGGTTATTTATTCGTAATACATTAGCCCTCCAAGATAAATTGTTATCACTTATTAACTGATTATTACTATTAAATATTAATGCATTGTTTATAAAACTATTGTTCCCTGTGCCGCCCCTTGAAACCCCAATATTACCTGAAGTTATATTATTAGCATTTATGAAGGTGATATCTTTACCTACACCTAAAAATGATGATGCAGTGATGCTTCCGCCTGTTATAATGTCGCCAGTTGCAATACCAAAAAGTGTCCTTGATGTTCCCGCGGGGGTAATACTATTAGCCATACTTATAAAAATAATATGTTTTAAAACTTAAATAAGTTTGAAAACTTAAATAATAATATTAAATTATGTCGCCTAAGCACCGCAAGCAGGGTAAGCAGGCTAAGCAGCGCAAGCAGGCTAAGCCGTCATAATAACCCCGCTTATTAGAAGAGTAGCAAAAAACGAACATACAACTGCAGGGAATATATGGTATATGTTATTATTTGTATAATCATCATCAATTATATTAGAAAGAGTCTCCTCAATATAATTAATATTTATGGCATCCTCGCTATCGCGGCTATCGCGGCTATCGCTATAGTCATATTCATTGTAATAATATTTTAATTCATCAATGCTATATTCTATCATTTTTTTAGTTATACATAATATATGTTTGTTATATTTATATATTATATATAAATTAAGTAGAAATTATGGTAAATAAAACTACCAGAAAAAGAGGAAAACGGGGTGGAGCTGGAGAAGCTGGAGCTGGAGAAGCTGGAGCTGGAGCTGGAGCTGAAGAAGTAGCAGCAGCAAAAAAAGAAGCTGAAGTAGCAGCAAAAGCAAAAAAAGAAGCTGAGGCAAAAGCAGAAGCTGAGGCAAAAGCAAAAAAAGAAGCAGAAGCAACAAAAGCAGAGGCAGCAAAAGCAACAAAAGGAGAAGCAGCAGAAGTAGTAGCAGATGGAGAAGCAGCAGGAGCAGCAAAAGCAGAGGCAGGAGAAGGAAAAGGAGCAGAAGAAGGAGCAAAAACACCAGGAGCACCAGGAGAAGGAGAAGCAAAAGTAAGAGAAGCAGCAGGAGAAGCAGCAGGAGCAGAAGGAGCAGAGGCAGTAAAAGTAGCTGGAGAAGCACCAGCAGGAGCACCAGGAGAAGGAAAAGCAGAGGCAGCAAAAGCAGAGGCAGCAAAAGCAGCAGGAGCACCAGGAGAAGGAGAATCAATAGTAGCACCAGAAGGAGCAGAAGAAGGAGCAAAAACACCAGAAGAAGGAGCAAAAACACCAGGAGAACCAAAAGCAAAAGCAGAAGAAATACTTGCTGCACTAAATAAATCACCAGAAGAACTAAAAAAAGAAGCAGAAGAATCTGAATCACCAGAAGATTTACTTGATGCATTAAAAACATCACAAAAAGAACCTGGTGAACATGGTGAATCTGGAACACTTGAATCACCAGCAATACCTGGAACATCTATTGTAATAACACAAGAACAACAATCTGATAAGGTTGAAGATAAAAGGCGTGTATATAAAGGCGGGGAAGCACTGAAAGACACCATTTACATGCTATTTAGTTCAATATTATTATTAACTTCATATTTATTATTTTGCTTCGCAACAGTTCTATTT